CCTTACATATACAGGTGACATATCCTTCACGGCCGAGTCATTAAGACAGTTCGAGAGTGTACTCCCATCAATATCGATCAGTCAAACATTTCTATCAGACATCTCTTGAGCGATCAAAAACTCAGCGTACTGGATAATTTTTCGGAGGTCATCGATGCCGCCCTTCTGGCGCCAGCGGCTCGCATATTTGACTATGTTGCCCTCACAGTAGCCTAGCCCGTTTTCGAGCACGTACTGTATCGGCTGAATCTTCATGCTCTTGTAGTGGCTCCCGCCCACCTGATGGTCAGGGTTAATCATTAGTGTATCTCCACTTCTTCTGATTTCATGTAATCAGTAAAATCGTCCCATAGGTCGCACTGCATAATATACTCAACGTAATCGGTACATAGCAACATCATTGTTCCTACGGCTCTCTGTGCTTCTTGGTTGAGCTCGTGAAAACCACCCTCCATGAAGTCGTCAAGCTCTTCAGCGCTCATCGAAAATATATGTTTTTCACTCATCTGAATTTCCTCTCGTAAAGTCGCTTTCGGTAATTAAAGAGCTTTTTTACCCGCTTCAGGTACTCAATGGTAAATTTCAGCTGTGAATTATCATTTTCCAGCTGTAACACTCTATCGGCTCCGATCTTTTCTATTAGACCCTTGCGGTACTCTACGACGTTGCCTGAGAGATACCGGTTGCATTTGACGCACTGGCTATGGCAATTCAATAAATGATATCTGAGATGCCCAGCAGATCCACGTGAACGGTAGTGCCCAGCGTCGAACTTGCCGCCTCGCACTGTGTCGCCCTGAGCGCAGCCGCAGCTGATGCAGGGCTTGTTGCGGTCCCTGACTCTGATGTAGGCGTTAAAGGCTGCCTGAGCTTCCTTGACATAATCTGAGGCTGTTTTCAGGGATTCCTTAACAGCTTTTGTTTCTCGCGCATACGACAATTTGGCAGCTTTTTTTGCCGCATCTGTCGTAGTGTATTCGTGCAGGTGATCCCAGCTGCAAAACGAATAAATGCCGCCCATGATCGCCTCGCTTTCAGGGACTTTGGTGCGGCATAGTTTGCAGCGTCTGGTTTTCACTTGAAGTAGCTCTTGCTAGCTAGTGCGGTCATCGTCTTGATACAACGGTCGAACGTGACGTTGTCCATCTTATGGGACCTAGCCTTTAACAACGCAAGAGAGAACTTCATGCTAGTTACCGAGAACTGACGAGATAATCTCACTACATCATCAGGCGGTACGTAATCACCTTTTTCGTTTATCATCTTAGATTCATCTCCGCGCGCTTAGTTGATTCCTGAGTGCGCCATGTTTCAAACTTCATCTGCCAGACTGCAAGCTGGTGCTTGAGCCCGACGGCCTGTTCGATTGCTACCTTGAGCCCCTCAAGCAATTCGAGGTACTCAGGATGAGAGTAAGCGTATCGCTCCTGAGCGGCAATGGGTAATTTAGGATTGTCTCGCTCAGCCTGACCCATTAACAATGCTTTCTTAGACTTGCGGAACTCCATCAAATACTGCCGGCTTGCTTCAGCCTCTGCGTACTTACGAGCTGTTTCTTCTAGCTGCTCGAATTTCATAAGCGTTCACCACTAATTTTTTAACCCAGTCCCTGAGATCTTCAGGCACTTTATTAAGCGCCTCTCGGCGCTCCTCCCTTCCCTTAATCCTCATAATTTCTGCTGCGTACTGACGGGGGCGCTTGAAATTGTTCATTCTCTACCGTTAATTTGCTTTTGATTGGAGAGCATATCTCAATAATAGAATCGTAAGGCTCTAAGTCGTCAAATGAGCACACGCCGAAATCGCCTTCGAGCTCTATGATTGCGTAGCTCTCTTGGTACTTATCGGCGCGCCATGAAGCATCTTCAATCGCTTGTAACGCATGAGTAAACTTACTGATCGCCGTCATTAGCTAACTCCAGAAAACTTATCGGGTGCATTCCAACCTCCTTGCTAATCTTGACTACTAAAGACAACCTAGCATCAGGCTTGTAGCGCCATTTGTGAATTTGCTGCCTGCTGACCCCAAGTTGCTCGGCCAGCTGGGCTGACCGAACTCCTGTGATCACTTGGGCTTTGCGTAATGCTTTGCCAAAATCCATGATCACTCCTTAGAATGGTAGGTCGTCATCAAAGTCATCAGCTGGCGATGCTACCGCTGGGACTGGTACAGTGCTTGGACCGTTTAAGAGCTCTGCTAGAGCGTCAGCACCTATGCTTGCGTCGCCTTTGATTAGCGGGCGTTTAGGCGCTGATGGGTCAGGCTTATTCGTGTAAGCGCTGGTCCTGATTTTAGGAATATGGAACTGGCACTTAGGGCAAGTAAAGCTGCCGTTGCCTGTGGTTTGAGGCGCGCGATCATTCTTGCGGTTGTCGTCTTTCCACAATGCGTATTCAAATATAGTCGTAAAGTTACTCATTTTAACGTCTCCGTCAGTTCATTAATTTTAGTTGCAGTTTCTATTAACAGCTCTTCCGCTGCGGCCAACAGTTTATCGTCCCGTTTGACGTTTAAAACAAAAGCCTTCATGTCAGGATGGTAGGCGTAGAACCACCAGTTAGACCGGCCAGTGACGAGCATACAACCTTGGACCTGCTGGACGTATGCCGAAGGCAGCTTGCCTGACCTCTTGTATGCTATCATGGTTGACGCAGAAGGACACTTGATTTCTAGGCCGGAGTCGTCTCCTATGAGAGCATCGGGCGAGCAACCTATCTCGTAATCATCCATCTTAATCAGACCGACGAGCTCCGTTGACAATCCGGTTTCTAGCTCAAACATATCCCTAGCTTCTGGCTCCAGATCGTTGCCTCGCTGCATGGCGTCCGACTTAAAAGTTTCTGTGGGCTTGCCGGTGATGCGTTCTGCTACAAGAGTATTGATAAGCGCGTCAGCTTGCGTAGACGCCTTGCCTGCGCCTGTGAATACCTTGCTGAAGTTACTAGCTGTAATGACTCCGCAGCGCTGTGCAAGCCACTCGTCGCCACCTTGGATGCAATCAATTATTCGTGGCATTTGGTGCTCCCTTTATCCATAACGCTAGTGCGTAGTTGAAGAAGGCCAAGCAAGGATTGCAGACGCTCTCCTTGTTTGAGCTTCGTTCTCGGCAGACCTCACAAACGTAATGGCTACCCTTCATCTTTTGCCTCTTTTTTTCGTGTCAGGTTAGCAACAATGCGCGCCGCTTTTTCCTGCGGGATAAGCTTGGTTTCGGAAACCTTGGCCCAGTCAACGTAGCGCTGGATGTCTTCGCCTGTCTCTTCGCACAGAGAAATAATCTGCGCTAGAGTGTCAGCTGTTACCAGTGCTGGCTGTAATTCTGCCTGCTCTGGTTGTTGACTGTCAGCGTCTTCTAGGCCCTCAATAGGTATGCAGAAGGCTTGAAACAGAAAGTATTTATACGCAGCGGTCATCGCCTTGTTGACAGCCTTGTCGCTGGTATCGATAGCCTCACCGTAAGCAGTGTGGCAGATAGAGTCGCCTTCCTGATCGTAAAGCACAAAACCGACCTCAAGGATCACGTGCGATGCGACACCGCCGCGAGCCGTGTTGATAGTCTTTACGTCTTTACTCAATACGTTAGGGATAATCAGAACGCCATGCTCAGCGATGATCGGCGCCAGCGTGTTGAGCACATCGTCGATACCACGGAACTTGTAGCCCTGATGGCTGTTCTGTTGATTTTTTGCGATTCCGACTATAGATAGATCGGACTGGACAGCGCTGAGCGCCTTAAAGATAGTGCGTTGAGTCATCGTTATTCTCCGTCAGTTGATAACGATGATGATGGTAATAAGATACGTAGACAGTGTCAAGCAAAACAGATGACAACAACAAAATAAATTTGAGGTAGACTATGTCGAGTGGTTATCTCCGTCAGCTACCACGACCGAGCCCCTGACTAGTTCTCCCGCTGGTCAGGGGCTTTTCTTATGGGTAACGTCCCGAACTCACCATGTAAGCTATGTCTTCAGATCGCGTAGATCCGACCTGCTTAGCCCACTTCGAATCCAGAAACTCCTCGGCCGCGAGCTCAAAGTTCCCCTGCTCCATTGCCGCTAGGGCCTTCTTAAAAGTCAGAAGCCTTGTGATGCCAAGGTTGAAACAAAGATTGATCAGCGCGTCCTGACGGACCCTGCATAGAGTTAGATACCACCGAAAATTATGACGCAGCTCTCGGTCGCATCTTTCAATATCGTTATTGAGTAGATATAGGACCTCGTCGCGCGACAAACCAACAGAGTCAAGATTTCTCCCGACTCCAATGGTTATGTGGCCCGTCGTGTCCTCATAAGGCTTACTCATAAAGCCTTCATGCCTGATCAACAGGCGATGTAGCCTATTCATCACTCAGATCGCTTAAAAACACCAGTGGCATTAAAGAGAGTAACGACAGCGCCAACAATATCGTGAGCCACAGGACGAAGCTTATCGAAAGACTCGTCAATGTCATCAGCTTTTTCAAGAGCCGCTTTGAGCATGACATCAAAAGCGAGAAGTTTTTCTTTACCTGCTCCATCATCGGGGATTGTCTCCTCGATTAGTTTTACGATCTCAACAACAGTGGTCCAAAGCTTTCGGACCCATCCTAAGTAAGTCAGTATGTTCATATTTTGCACTCCATAGTCAGCAAGATGGCTTCTACGCCATAAATATTGGGCACGGCGTGTACCCAATGGGGGTTGACTATAACAGGCTTAATCCCGAGACTGCAACCCGACTTTCTTAGATGTTGATAGTGTGAGCACCCAGTTGACAAGAGCAAGCACCCCAACAGCAACAGAATCGACGGTAGATTCGTCCACTGGTAACGCATAACCAAATGCCTCTGCTGCCTGAATAGTTGCCCAGAATACCCCTGTGAGCGCCGTAGCGGTGATCTGACGGCTTTTCCACTTAGCTGGGTCTGATACTGCCTTGCCTTTCTGTAGTAGCGTAATCGCCGCTTTTGCCTTCTTAATCATCTTCTACGTCTTCCAGTAAATTAAATGAGATAGAGGTTTTGTAGATGTCTAGCAGGCCGATGATGGTGATTTGATTGACGCCCATGTCAATGTAGTGCTCAACCCACTCGCCGAGTTTGTCTAGGGCTTCTTCTGTCAGGCGGTCGTTGCGCATATCAGGAAACGGTATTGCGTCCATTTTCTACCCCATGAATTTCACTGCCGTCCCGATGGCCGCAGCGATACATATCCACACCACTCTTTCAACCGATCTAGCGCTAGCAAGACTCTCAACCATGCGGTCCACCTTGTCATCAAGTCCGTTGACCTTAGACTCAATTGAAGACTGGCGATTAAACACCGTAACTAACTGCTCTTCAACGCGGGCTAGAGATATAACGGCCTCCTGTAGCTTGTCAATTTTAGCTTCCACTCGGTGTAATCGGTCTTCCATTTTCATACCTATAAAGTCAGGTCAGGGATTTTGCGAGTATCCCTGATTTGATACACGTGACGTAGGCATTCCCCGCCATCTCTGTGGAATGTAATCTGTGTCATTACGCTGGCAGACTGGAAGCCGGCCCCTGCGTGCCAAGAGTCGGGTGGAGACAAGGTTCCGAAGGTTTCGATCTTGCATCCATTATCTGTCTCCAAAAGTTGTTGATGATGCACGTGCCCCACCAACCACTTGCGGTAGTTTGTCTGCGCCCACTGCTCAGGCAACATTCTGGGAAGAATCGCCGCTAACTTAGCGGGCTTCATTTTGTCGCCGTGATGGCAGGCCAACAAATTTTTCCCAAATACTAGAGTGTGCGTGAATCCGTGAGGCTCTAAAATGTTTACGCGCTTTTCTTTCGCATAGTAAAATTTAAGAATCAGCGCCAGAGCAATAGCTGTATCTGAGTCGTGATTACCACGAGCCATAATAACGCTGACCGTTTTATGCTTAGAAAGCATCTTCTCAATAGCGAAGATAAACGTCTGCGCAGCTGTCTCGAGCACTATCTCAATGCGCGTATCGACATCTAGTTTTGTGCCAGCAAACGTGGTCCCGCTTGATCCGTTAGCATGGATAAAATCGCCCACGTTCACTAACAGCGCCTGCTCGCTCGGCGTAGAAGCCTCAACGAGATAAGAAATGGCATCTAAGTGGCACTGAGCCGCTATCTTCGTATCGTAATCCCTGTTTCGTGTTTCTCGAGAGTCGGCGCGCATCCCAAAATGGGCATCGCCCATGACGATGCAGGGCAAAAGATCAGGGTCAAACTTTTTATTCTTAGGCTTGGCCTTTGGCTTGTACTGAGGAAGACCTTTAACAAGACCGTCAACAAAACCTTGCAGAGCTTTATCCCGCGCTGCTTCAGTCATTGTGCGTTTAGTTTTTAACCACGCCTTCTCACCTTCATCTGTAGTGGTATAGATAGACCGACCAATGACTATCTCGCCTTCTGGAACGTGGCGTCTTGCATCCCAATTCTCACTATAGCCCACCGCCGCCGCAGTGTTCTTAGTGATAGACACATAGTCGCGCATAGTGGACTGCGAGATACCTAGTATCCCTGCCGCTCTTGCACTATTGCGACCACATTCTTCCCACACTTGAATGGCTTCACGATGTCGGTCTGTCTTTGCGTAGTCTAAAAGACTCATTCTGGCGTGACTTCTTCCACTGGTTCTTCAGCCACAACTGCTTCAACTGGCTCTGTAGGCCAAGCGACTTCGTTCGGGAAACCTTCTTGGCTCGGCAAGTCTCTAAGTGCTTGGCGATAAGCTGCCCATGCTTTCTGGTCAACTGGCGCGTCTGCTACTTGTGTCCAATCTGACGCAGTTAGTTTAGCGTCTCGCTCTGTGCGAATCTCAGCAGCAGCGCGGTCATTAGCGCCTGCTGCGTACTCTGCTTCCATTGCGTCCCATTCAGCTTCTTCTTCAGGAGTAAACGGAATGACTATCCCATTAACCATTTTTGTTCTATCCATTATTTATCTCCTAAGATTTTTTAATACCGTAAAGACGTATTGTGCCACCAGATACAAACGTACCTGTACTTAGCAGAAGCCTAAAACCTGTTACTGCTCCTGAGCTATTCCATTGACCACTCAATGCTGTTCTGTTTCTTCCGTAAGCGCAAAGAAATGAATTATTAGCCACAGTATTGTTTGAATCAAATATTTCAGCCTTAAAGCCTCCTGTATTTGTGCTTAAAACACTTGCCTCAATATATTCTCTAGAAGTTTCAACCGTCCATGTTGATCCTTGATTATTGCGTACATAAGAATAATTTGCTCCTGCTTCTAAAGTACCTCCTGTATAAACTTGAATACGAATAACGGCTGTTGCGCTTCCGGCTAAGTCTGCTGCGTAAATTACATAGTCATCATAAGTAGAAGAAAAACCGCTTGTTACATCTATAGTCGATGGAGTGCCTGAAACAGTAGTAGTAGAGATTAACTCCAAAGAACCAGCTTTAGCCCAAGAAGCTGTAGAGCCGTCAGTAGTTAAGAACTTTCCTGCGTTGCTTGTTTGAACTGGAAGAGAGTCTTTATTTGTGCGAATTAAAAGATTAGTCGCAGATGTCGCAGTTCCTGCTAATACAGATGGAACGACTGGCGTTAATGCCAGACTTCCGTCACCCTGAATATAGTAATCTTGACCTGCGGTTAATCCAGTTTGCGCTTCGCTTACTGAGCCATCGACAAGAATAGTCGCAGTTGCAGTATCTGCATAAGCGCCGTCAGAGATTCCGATATAATTCTCAGAAGTCAGATTAGTAGCAATTTCGGCAGCTTGAATTACAAAAACAGAGCCATCAACTCCGTTTCTTCCATGAATTACTGAAACTCCAGAATTAGAGTCATAAGCAATTTTCAAGTCGTCTATATAAGAAGAGGCGAATTGATAAGGCGATGACGCTGTAGGAGTATTTCCAGTTATTGTAATTAGATAAGCGTTTGCAGTTCCAGCTACAGATGCGCCAGAAACTACGACACATTTTTGAGCTACTGAGTCATATACAATGTCTGGGTAATATCCATATTGAACAGCACTGAAATAAATTGGAGTTGAGAAACTAATAGAAGTCCCAGAAACTGTTCCTACATAGCATCTACCACCACCATTTGCAGCTACCATTCCAACCATTACAACTTTTTGAGCTGTAGCGTCATAGGCTATTTTTCCATAATCAATAGTTGTTCCAGCATCTCCTGTTACTGCTGGAGTGCCAAATGAAATTGAAGTTCCAGAAACAGTTCCAACAATTGCAGTTATATTTGTAGCGCCGTTTCTATAAGTAATGATTACTTTTTCAGAATCTGGGTCATAAACTGAATCTACAAAACTTGTTGTTGCAGAATTAAAAACTACTGGACTTCCAAATGAAATTGTAGTTCCTGAAACAGTGCCTACTATTGAAGTACCAAAATTAGAATTGCCTTCATCTACATAAGAAATGACAACTTTTTGTTCAGCAGCGTGATATACCATTGACTGAAAAGTAGTGTTTCCATCAAAATTAGCCTCAGTACCAAAACTAATAGTATTTCCGCTTACTGTTCCAACTCTAGCTCTAGATGAATTCTGTGAATTATATCTATATGAAATAATTATTTTTTGGGTGTTTGGATCATAAACACAAGCGCTTTGAGTTCCTGTTGCGGCTCTTACAGTGACTGCCGAGCCAAAACTAATATTTAGTCCTGATACTGTTCCAACTTGAGCTATTATATTGGCTACTGTGTCTCGATAAACAATAATAATTTTATTATTTGCAGGATCGTAAGTGATAGACCTTTCGTTTGTGTGATTACTTATTCCGTAATCTACTTCTGAACCACTATCAAAACTCTCAACAGTTGATTCGCTAACTACGCTTACAGTTCCATCTGCATTTATGATAACAGTGTCGCCATCACCCAAACTTCCAGATGCTATTGCTTCTAATGTTGGGCTTGTGGACAAAGGAGTCCACGAAGGATTTGTTCCGTCCGTAGTAAGAAACTCTCCCGCATTGCCGGTTTGACTCGGCAAGGAATCAACGCCTGTAAGTCCCGACCCATCACCGCTAAACGCAGTAGCAGTTACTGTGCCTGTGAATGTAGGGCTGCCGTCAAGAGTAGCTTTGTCATCGAGCTGCGACTGAGCGTCAGATGTCAAACTATCAATGTAGTTAATCGTTGCCGCGCTATCGGCTATGTCTCGTGACTTGCTCATCGTTATACCTCAGTTGGCTCTTCAACAGGCTCTTCAATAGGCTCTGGAACAACTCGAATAACTTTCTCTTCAAAATCGAGCTTCTTGCTTACACCAACCCAATTAAGACCATTCCAAATCCATTGCTTAGAATCGTCATCGGGAGGCGCAACTGTAGTTGTTCGCGGCTCTTGAGTTTCGCACGTTCCTGCATACTTTCCTGTTTTTAAAAATTTATAAAACATATTATTTAGTCCTAAAATAAGTGCCTGTATCGTCAGCAACCAAGTCAGCCCCCTGTGGCGTATTAGCCCATTGTGGATTCTTGATACGCTCTACAAAAAATATAATATTGTCGTCAACGGCGCTAGTGGTAATAACATTTCCAATCATCTTTGCGCTTTCAAGATAACCTACTTCTCGCGTTGATACTCCGGCAGTAAAACAAAAGTTACTTGCGCGTTCCTCATACTTCATTGATGTTTTAAAAGTAACGCATCCGTCTGTAGTGTAAACAAACGTATCATCGTCTTGGGTACCGAAAATAGTTGTGTTTGCGTCTATTGCGACACATGAATCTCTTCCGTAAAGAGTTGGCCCAAGATAATTTCGATTAAAAGTAATGTTATCTGTGCTATAAACAATTTCTCTGGAATTCATAAAAATAATTCTTGAGCTATCAGTCATAATATTATTATAGCCCATAGTCTCATCAAAATATGACCAATTAGCTCCGTTATCTGCGCTTTGAAATGTCTGGTATCCGCTCGATGTACCTTGCCAATATATATAATCACCAAAATACGCAATACCCCGACTGGGTTGATGTATTTCTGGGAGTGTAATAAAAGTCCAAGTAGCCCCAAAATCATCTGTTTGCATCATGGTGCTTCCAGAAGAAGTTCTTACTAGCAAAAACTTATCAGGGTCTAACGGGTTTTTTACTAACTGGTCTGCTTGATT